GTTTTTGATTCGAATCCAGATTCTGAGTTTGGGAAGCATATTTGGGGGCAGAGACCGAGTTTGTCTAAGTTGCAGGTTTATGAGTGGTTGCAGGCTTTTGAGCGTGATAAGGCTTTTGTGATTGAGCATGCTCATACCGAGAATCTGGTTAAACATGTTTTGGCATATATTCCTGGCACTGAAGGGGAAATGTGATGAGTGAGATTGATTTTGAGGAACTTGTTATTGGAAGCATTCTTAATTCGCATGGGAAGGTGTTAGATCATGTTCACCTTGAGCCAACTGATTTTGATGCTCCTTGGTTTGAGGAGGCGTTTAAGGTTATTTTGGATTTGGCTGGGCAGGGTAAGGCTGTTGATGTTTTTACTGTTACAGCTCGTTTGAATCCTGAGGCTCGTAGGCGTGTCAGTTCGGCTTGTGATTTTGCTGTTGTTCCGTCTCATGTGGCTCATTATGTTTCGCGTGTGGTTGAGGCGAGTGTTGACCGGAAGTTGTCTTTGTTGGCTTTGGAGATGCAGCAGGGTGGGGATGTTGGGGCGAAGATTGAGCATGTGAAGGCTGAGATTAGTCGTTTGCAGTTGGTTGAGTCTTTTGAGTTGCCTGATTTGAGATACGACCTAACACTCATGCTTTTGGAGATTAGGAATCCTAAGCGTAGTGTTGAAACTTGTTTTGCTCGCCTAAATAATCTGATTGTGGGTTTGAAGCCTTCTGGCCTGTATGTGTTTGGTGCTCGCCCTGGAGTGGGTAAGACTGTTGTTGGTTTGCAGTTGGCTTGGGAGATTGCTCGCAGTGAAGAAGTGTTGTTCTTCTCGCTTGAAATGGACAAGAGCAGTCTTTTGAATCGAGCAGTTTCAGGGGAACTAAATATTCCGTTGGATACGATTGAGCGTAATTCTTTGACTGTTGCTCAGGTGCAGAAGATTGATGATTTGATTCGGGAGACTCGCAGTAAGTTGATTATTAGTGATCGTGGTGGGCAGACTGTTGCTCAGTTGCGGGCTTATGCTTTGGCTGTTATGCAGAAGCAACCTGTGAAGGTTATTGTGGTGGATTATTTGCAGCTGATTACGCCTGCTAATACTAGGGCTCCTAAGTATGAGCAGATTTCGCAGATTAGCATGGATTTGAAGAACCTTGCTAAGGAATTGGGTGTTCCGATTGTTGCTTTAGCTCAGTTGAACAGGCGAGTGGATAATAAGCCTGATGATAAGCCGAATGCTAGCGACCTTAGAGATTCTGGCCAGATTGAGCAGGATGCCGATGTTATTGTCATGCTTTCTCGTAGGCAATCAGATCATGACAAGATAAACGATAGTCAGTTACCCGTAAATGACCCTAGATTTGGCATGAAGTCGCTTATTACTTTTGATGTTGTCAAGAATAGGCATGGTGCTACCGGTGCTTTTGACCAGGTGTTTGATGGGGCTTACAGCAGGATAAAAGAATTACACTAGTTGCGTGGATGATAATCGGGTTGTTTGTCGTAAATGTGGTTTTAAGTGGGTTGTTGCCACTAAGTCGCGTGGGCGAAAAGATTTGCTTTGTGTGAGCTGTCGAGCCAAGCCACAAAAGACTATTCAGTATGGGCAGTTGCGGTGTATGCCTCATTTGGGCGATTTAGATTTGCAGCTTAGACCTGTAAGCGACTCAGGGGAATTACTTTTGCCAGGTATTAGATTTTGTGGTCATTCTGATTGCATAAACCCCAAACATGTCGGGGACATCCAATAAACTTACTTAGCAACACTCAAACAAACATAGAAAAGAGAAACTTATGGCTCAGGTCAAGGTAACAGGAAAAGTAAACAAAGTATTCGGTGCATCAAGTCAGGGCTTATCCCTAGTCGAGTCTTACAAGTCAGCGACAGGTGAAGATTACACTCGCACTTGGACTGTCTGGTTTGCTGTGGCACACAATCTAACAATTGATCAAGAGATTACTGTTACAGGGCAACTCTCAGCAAAGATTGAGGACTTCGAGGATAAGACTGGTAAGCCTGGTCGTAAAGTCAAACTTGATGTTAACAATGCTGTTGTTGCTGAAGCGAAACCGGCAGTAAAAGAAGATCTACCCTTCTAATGCCTTCTTGGGGATTAGGTTTCATTTTGGGTAGCCTATTCCTAACAAACTCCTTGTTTACAAGTCAGCCCTTATCACTGCTGAACGCAGTCATAGGGGCTTTCTTGTATCTTGTTGTCTTGGTAAATTACTATGCCAAGAAATAGTTTCAGTTTCACAGTCTTTGGTTATGAACCTCGGCCACAGGGTTCAAAGAAGTATGTCGGCACTCGTAGAACTGCTGCAGGAAATAACATTCCACTAATTATTGAGGCCTCTCCTGGATTACCTGTTTGGCGTAAAGCTGTTGCTGATGCTGTTGCTCAAGCCATGCAGGATTCGGGTGATCTAAGTAAGTTTGATGGGGCAGTCAAGGTTGAGGCAGTGTTCTATTTGACTAGGAAGCGAACTGTTACTCGAGCTCTGCCAACTGTTCCCCCCGATGTGGATAAGCTTGCGAGGTCGCTTCTAGATTCTTTGAAATGCGTTTGGGGTGATGATTCGCAGGTTGTCCGGCTTGAGGTATCTAAGAAGTATGCGACAGGCGAGCCAGGCGTAGCAGTTACTATCTCAAATTACCCCTGATTTTGTTACCAAATGTTTATCTAAAAACACTTCCTAAATGCTTTGCTTGCGACACTATTTGAGCCTATACTTGAGTTATCAGCCAAAAGGTTGATAAGGACAAACAAAGGACAAGAAATGACTAAAGAGCAAGTTTGGCAGCTGCTAGAGATTTATCGTGAAATGCAGATTGCTAGGACCATAGAGCAATACAATAACGCGTTTGAACAACTACATGAGTTTATTGAGGAAAACTGTTTGAAGGGTGAGAACTAATGACTGAAGAACTGTTCCTAAAGGCTGTTTCGGCCTATCGTGCCTGGATAGATTCAGGTAAAGATTTCCTCAATCATTCAGATCTCTATGACACTTGGGATGATGCTGTAAACGCTTATGCCGATGCAGGCATGTTGAGACGGAATCAAGCTGTATCTCATGTCGTTCAAGCGATGGGAGTTCTAAAGTGAGAGAACTATTCGAAACAATCAGAGGTGTTGCTGGCCTAGTTGGTTTGATTCTTGCTGGCTATGGTTTCATGTGGATTATCGCTCAATGGGGCAAGTGGTACTATGGCTTCTAAACATTCTCAAGGCTCTAATAGCCTGCTTCTCAAACTCAAACTAAACCTGTTAGGTTCAATGAGTTTCATTCTTGCTGGATGGCTAGGCAAGGTTGATGATGAGTATTCTCAAACTTATTTGAAGGTCAAGGGCACTAAACGCTTGAGTGAACTTATGACTGAAGAAGCCGAATACTGGAAGGACAAATATCATGTTCGATAAAACCATGTTCGATAAAACTAAGTCTTTTCTAAATGGATGGAATGCGGCCTTAGACGAACTGGATGAGTATCTAGATGAGATTCAGGCAGATCTTAAGAAACAAAGAAAACAACATCTAATTATTGAAATCAGAAACATCGTTAAAGGTATGCATGATTATCATGGTGCACTGAAAGTTGAAAAAAATGACTAATAATTTAACAAATAGTGCTGAAACTGTGCGTGAGTTCTATCGCCGACAAGGTGAAGAACGCGAGCAACAAAGAATCGTTCACTTGCTAGAGGAAATGCAAGTAACTGCCATAGACACTGAAACTGGCAAAGGAACTCAAACTGCATGGGTTATACAAAATGCTCTTGCTCTAATCAAGAAGGGACAAAATGTCGAGGTATAAAGATTCTTCTGATGATGCATTCGCCGAGTATTCTCAAGCTCAAAAACTTAGGGCTGAAGGTGCTACTGAAGAACGCTCCAGGCTAATCAACCTGCTACTAGATCAGAATGTTATTCGCCACTGTGCAGCAACCGATTTGCTTGTGTTTGTGAATTGCAACACTCTTGATGTTCTTTATCTGAAAGATGATTTAGCGAATGAGACTGCTGCATTATGAGGAATTATATTCTGCTAATCGCTCTTGCGGTCATTATGACTGCTATCTTCTGTGCTTTCGAGTTCAACGGAGGAAACTGCTACAAAGTGCAATATCAGCAACAAGGAATGAACAAAACAACTAGTGTCTGCGAAGGGACAAACAAATGACTGAAACAACTAATGCAACAACTGATGCAATCGTAAATGCTGTTCACAGCTCACGCGATAACGCTATCGAAGCAGTAATCTCCATCGTAGAGAGTTACCGCAAACTACAATTGCCAGAGAACCCTAAAGATGCTTATGATCTGGGTGCTAGGGACTCTGTTGATACTTTGCTTATTCACCTAAAGAAGTTCGCTGAAGGTGTCAAGAAGGGTCGAGCCGAATGAGCTGCAATAACTGTCAAGAGGACTGCAAGTGTTCAAGAGTGAACGCTATCAACATCTTTAGCCGAGACTACAAGGCAGGAAGAAGCGAAGGCCAGAGGGCTGAAGCTACTAGAACCTCTGATGCTCTAATCGAGTTAGAACGCTCAGGTGTAATCACTAACGCCCAGCTCCAGGCAGTCTTGGATTTGATTTTGGAGAAGCTCACAGATCAGGTTGATATTTTGTGAGCCTGCTAACTGTGACCCTAATTATTGTGGGCATTGTTGTTGTGCTTCCTTTGGTTGCTTCGTTTCTGATGGCAATTATTCTGGAGTCCGCTAACCATGAAGGGATTTATGATGACCTCGACCAAGATTCTTGAGAGATTCTTTCCTAAGACTATGCATCGTTATTGGTGGAAGTCTAGGGAGACCGGCAGAAGATATGGAGTCAATCAAGCCTTGTTTGTTCTTCATGTTGAAATGAAGCGACTGCAAAAGGAGCAAGATGTTCCTTTGGTTCGAGTCAAGGCTAAAGAGCAGGCCAAATACTTGGCTACCCTAATCAGAATGGTGAAGGAACTCAATGCTAAGTAGAGAACTAGATGAAGCTATCTTTACGCTTAGGGAACCTCTATCTGCTGGCTTTGTTGTTGATGTTGTTCTGGCTAATAAGCTCTCCGATCTTCTTCTTGTTTCGGCTGCTCAAGGCGGTGCCATGCAATCGGTTGCTGAGATTGTTGCCAGGGACATTATTGCCAAAACTAAACAAGTCGAGGGAAAGGTAGAGTTAAGGAATGCTTGAAGACCTGAAACTACCTAAAAGGATAACTAACTGCCGAATTAGAAGCATTATGGCTGAACTCTCAGATAAAGATAAAGCAATCTTTGAACAGGCTGTTATGTCTCCTGAGTGGCCTTACAAAACTCTCTCTAACGAGCTGTATAAGCGTGGAACTAAATGTAGTGATGCTGCTATCAAACATCATAGAGAGAAGCGATGCTCATGTTCGAGGACTTAGCGAAACCTGCTCCAAAGGTTACTTATCCTGAAGGCTGGAGCCCTAGTGTCCAGTTTGATGGTAATGGCGGTGAAGCAGTCCTTCCAGGTACGCCTGATGGTGAAGCTACAGATGTTGAAGGGTTTCTGCGTGAAGCAGGAATAAACCCTGATGAAATTGAGATTGTTGGTGAGCCTAGAATCTCTCGCTGGCAGGTTGCTCGACCATTCCCGTTAGAGCCTATGTGGATGACTTCTGTCCGTATCCGCTGGGTGAAGCGTAATGCGACTATCAATCTACCTTTGCTGTATTCGCTGGCTAAGAAGTCTAAACCTGTAACCCCTAAAGAAGTTGCAACTGGTAAAGCTCTAGTTATTCTCTGGTCAGATTTACAGGTTGGAAAAGTAGATCACCGAGGCGGTGTTGATGCTTTGATTCATAGAGTTGCCGAAACTCAGTTAGCACTCATAGCCAAAGTAAAAGAAGTGCGACCTGAGCGGATTATCTTCTGTGATGTTGGAGATACTATTGAGAACTTTAGTAATGCTGCCGACATGCATCAACTTCAGAGCAACGACCTGTCTTTGATGCAACAGGTTGATTTGGCAACATCATTAGCCTGGGAGACTCTGAAACTTTTGTCTAAACACGCCCCGATAACTTATCTGAGCATTGGAAGCAATCATTGTCAATTCAGAATCAACAAACAACGAGTGGGCAAGGTCACTGATGATTGGGGAATCCACATCGGAAGAACTCTAGCTCGCTTATCTGCAGAAGTTGGATTGCCTATTCGATTCTTTGAACCTGCTCCGCATGATGAATCTTTAGCTTTCGACATCTTTGAGGATGGGTTTCACATTCTAGGTTTATGGCATGGCCACCAATCCCCTAGACCAGACCAAGTGCCAACATGGTGGAGACAACAGGCATTCGGTAAGCAACCTGTTCACGCTGCAACAATCGGTGTCTCAGGGCACTTCCATCACCTTAGAGTTCTAGAGTTAGGTTCTACTCCTAGAGGAACTTCACGCTTCTGGGTGCAGGCATCAACCCTAGATAATGGATCTAACTGGTGGAGAACAACCGCAGGAGAAGATTCTCAACCTGGACTAGTCTGCTTTGAGTTATCTAAAGGGTTAGACTTTACAGGAACAGTCTGGAAGATATAAAAATGATTTGTTATTTATATTTTGATGAAAATAATGTTTGCTTATACATTGGAATAACAAAAGATTTCAAATTAAGACAACAAGGCCATAAACAAACTTTTTGGTGGCAATTTCAGGCAAGACATGAACTTGTAATAATTCCAGACAATGTTGATGTTTCTGCATATGAAGGTGCAATGATTGATAAGTTTTTACCAATATTCAATAGGTATCATCATCAATCTCCAAAATTCAATAAATCAAGTGACAAAACTTTGGATTATATCAAGAAAACTTTTCTTGGTGACTTAGAATATTTAGAAAATCGTAATAAGAGATTACTTGTAGAACTAGAGAATCGTAATAATCGGATTAAAGAAGTTGAGTTTGAGCAAAGAAAGATTATAGAAGCTTTAAATCATCAATTAGATCAATCTTTACAAGAGTTAAGATTCTATAAAGAAATGTCACAAAAAAAGAAAATGTCATTTTTTGCAGCTTTGATTCTTAAAAAGATTGCAACACAATAAGGGGCTGAAATGGTTTCGATTGCAATCAAGGCCTGCGGGGGCAGTTGCAAGAATCGAGTTCGAATCTCGACAGCTCCACAGAAAGAGAACTAATGCCAACTTATTCTTACTATTGCCCAAGATGTAATGCCAAGGCCGACATTATTGCCACACTCACAGAAGAAGTAGAAGCCCCTAAGTGTGACAACTGTAAAGAAATTATGGTTCGAAACTTTGATTGGGGTGCAACTAGATTCCTTGGTGGCGGATGGGGTAAGGATGCCTAATGAAAACAAAACTCTTTATAACAGCAGCAATCTGTTTGAGCCTAAACTTTGGGACAACTAACGCTCTTCAGGCAGTAGCTCAACCCAAGCCAATCAAACAGACAGACATAAACAAAGCCCTGTTCAAACATCAGCAGATAAGCCGGATGCCCCGAATAGTTGCCTATCTAGAATCTAGAATCCATAGAACGCCTTATGTGTTTAGTGGAGATAAACCTTCAGGCTGGGACTGCTCAGGGCTAGTGCGATACGCCTACAAACAATTAGGAATTATCCTGCCCCATTCGGCTAACGCTCAAGGCCACATCGGGCACAGAGTATCAAGCCCCAAGCTAGGAGATATTGTTGTCTTTGCTTATCAAGGCAGGAAAGACTTCTATCATGCAGCAATCTACATCGGCAACAACCTGATAATCAACGCCAACAAAGAATACGGAACGACAGTTATTGAGCCTTTAACAAACTTCAGTCAAGCTCAAATAAGGTTCATTAGGATCTTAGATAAATGATTAGAGAAACATGTTCCTGTGGTGCAGAGTTTGAGACTGATGACCGAGAAGCCATCGAGTTAGTCAAGATTTGGAGACGAACTCATAAGCATTCAGATAAGCCTTCTAAGCCCGATAGCAGAGATAGTTCTACACTCAGCGATAATCAAGTCGCTTTAGGATTCCAAGCCCCTGATAAGCGTTACGAGGATGATGATGAGTAGATTCCCTAAACCCTGCCTAATCTGCAATCAACTAACA